GGTCAGATATTAAAAGCTATTGCTACTTTGTTTTCAGATGTTTGGTCTGAAGTATTAGCAGAAGAAGCAGCTGCTGCAGGTGACGCAACTGGTGCTTTTGATCAGTTTGGTGTTGGTGATCCTCCTGCAAGTTTTGGTGATTTAATAGGTGCTGTAGGTGAAGTTTATACAGCTGCTCAACAAGTTTTAACTGGTGCAACACAAGTAGTTACCAATACTGTTGCTATTGCTGGCGCAGCAACAACAGGTTTAACAACACCTACAAGTTCTTCTGATTTGCAAGCTGCTGATCAATTATTAAAAAAAGTTGGTACAACAATACCTTCACCAGCACAGATTGAAAAAAGTATAACTGATAATTTTTCTCCAAGTGATAGTAAAGGACCGGCGTAATGGCTGATGATGTGCAAAATCCCAAAGAACCTAGGGACACTAGTTTATGGCAAGAACCTGAATCTCAATCACCAGAGTTTCCTGCATTATATCCATATAATCGTGTAACACAAACGGAGTCTGGACATAAATTTGAAATGGATGATACGCCATCTAGAGAGCGTATTCGTTTACAGCATGGTAAATCAAAAAACTTTATTGAGATGCACACTAATGGTGATCAAGTATACAAAGTTTTTGGTGATAACTATCAAATTATTGCAGGAAAAAACAATGTAGAAATCAAAGGATTTTGCAATATTACCATACATGGCGATGCAAATATGCACGTAAAAGGCGATATGTCAACTAGGGTTGACGGTGATTACAATATGGTTGTTCAAGGTGATTATAATCTTCGAGCAAAAGGCGAAATGGAATTTCTTGGTGATATGGATATTGCACTTAAAGCAAATGAAAATTTTGGTGGTGCAGTAAGATTATCTGGTGCCTTTTCGCTTGATGTAAATTCTGATATGTACGTGAACGGTTCTATTGTTTGTGATTCGTTGACCGCAGAAAGTCGTATAAATGCTAACATGGGTGTATTTGCAGGACCTTATGGATTCTGTTCTTCAACAGGAGGTTTGTCATTAGGTTGGCCAACACCAGCAACACCTGTAGCGGTACCAGGATGTATTCATGTTATAGGTAGCATTTTCGCACCAGTAGGTAGTGTTAATGCACCATTGGGATTATTCTCGGTTATGCAAGCAGTATGGATGACAGACGTTGTTAACAAATCAATGTATAATTCACATACTCATACTGGTAACCATGGTGCGCCGACACCATTAATTGGTCCTCCGATGGTTTAAAAGGGTGAAAAATGGCAAAAATTAAAGATGCAGAAGGATTATACGGCACATTAGGATATAATTTTGATGATCCAAATGGCGCAATAGAAGAATTTCCACAAAATACTTTAAATATGTTGGATAAAATGCCAACATTTATGGATTCTTGGATGGCTCAGGATGTTAGAGATAACAATGTTGGAGGGTATTTTACAAATCCTTGTTCGACCAATACTTCAATAATCATAAGTGCGGCCAACAATATTTACTATTGGGCTAATGGTTGTTCTGGTTTAGAAACTGTCGCCAATATATCATATACACTATTACAAACTTCGACTAACTTCTTGGCGCACACCAATAGAATATCTGGTGTAACTCCATTAGATCCAAATGATTTGATCAATCCTTATTACAGAAATGCTGTTAATAATGCAAAACAAGTCGTGTATATTACAAATCAAACTGATGATATAAGCAATACTTCGGTACTTATGGGTTCGTTCACCAGTATTTTAGTTTCACCGCAAATTGGTGCAAATGCAGCCATTTTTGCACCATATTCAAATACAGTTCAAAGTTCTGTGACCACCACAACGGACCCTGAAAGTGGTGATACAACAAAATCATCTAGTCTTGGTAGTTCTACAAAAACAACACTTAATACATTAATGACAAATATTAACACTTTTTTGTCAACCAGACAAACTCATGATGTTAATTATTTTGCCAACATAAAAACAATGGTAAGTAAGGTACAGAGTGTCACCCAATTCAAAGATGTTGGTAATTCTGAGTCGGCTCTATTAAAAAATTATGTGGGATCTAGTAAACTGCTGGATAGGATAGGGTAATAAATAATACATGGCCATAAAAATTTACTCAGACATAGACTTCACCTTTACCAAAAAACCGGTAACCAAAGATGTTGCTCTAAGTTACAACGAAAAAGCTGTACTTAGATCAATACGAAACCTATTGTCCACAAGAAAATTCGAAAGACCTTTTAATCCAGATTTGGGTTCAAATTTGGATGCTCTTCTTTTTGAACTAATCTCACCACTTACTGGTATAGCACTAGAAAAAGAATGTAGGTCTTTGCTGGAAAAATATGAACCAAGAGCGATCATAAAAAGCTTAAATGTCAATCCAGAACCAGACAAAAACGCATATTCATTGAGCTTGTCTTTTTATATGGAAAACTCAACTACACCTATAAATGTGCAACTTTTTTTAGAGAGAAACAGATAAAATGGCTGGCGCAAATTCAGAAATGAAAATAACAGAATTAGATTTTGACACGATCAAACAAAATCTAAAAACATATTTAAAATCGCAAGATGTTTTAAGTGACTACAATTATGAAGGTTCTGCACTTGCAACATTGATAGATCTTCTTGCATACAATACACAATATAATGCTTACTACCTGAATATGGTAGCCAATGAGATGTTTTTAGATACTGCGGTTCAAAGAGCTTCTGTTGTCTCTCATGCAAAACTTTTAAATTATACACCTCGTTCTTATACTGCACCAACTGCTAAAGTTAATGTTGTTTTTAATAATGTTGTTGAAAGTTCATTGACACTACCAAAATTTACAACATTCTTGTCAGAAACAGTAGATGGCATCAACTACAACTTCGTAACTACCGATGAATTAACTGTTAACACCGCAAATAATACCGCAACATTTGCAAACATATCTCTCAAACAAGGTATACCAACAAGATTAACTTATACTGTTGACAAGTCATCAAATCCAAAATTGATGTTCAATATACCAGAAGTTACTGTTGATACTTCAACAATTTCTGTATTGGTTCAAAGATCATCTGTCGATAATACTACAGATACTTATAGTCTGGCAACAAATTATCTCACACTAGACGATACAAGTAAAGTATATTTCCTACAAGAAAGTGTCGATGGAAAGTACGAAATACAATTTGGTGATGGAGTTTTAGGAAAATCTTTAGATAACGGAAATATAGTATACATTTCTTATATCGTAACAAGAGGAACAATGTCTAGAGGTGCAAACAACTTCACATTGACTCAAAGTGTTAGTGGATATGGAAATCCAACAATAACTCCATTACAAAAAGCATCTTTAGGTTCAATGCGTGAAAGCATTGATTCTATAAAGTTTCAAGCACCAAAAGCTTTTGCAGCACAAGGTCGTGCGGTCACAAAGAATGACTACATGACAATCATCCAACAAAATAAATTTAATATACCAATTCAAGCCGTATCTGTTTGGGGTGGTGAAGATAATGATCCACCACGATATGGCAAAGTACTGATTGCAATTAAACCACAAGGTGCATACAATTTAACTGATTATGAAAAACAAGTTATACTTGATGATGTCATTAAACCTATCTCTGTTGTTACTGTTACTCCAGAATTAGTAGATGTTGATTATGTTTATCTAATACTAAAGAGTGATATTCTTTATGACCAGAACAAAACAACATTAACAGCAGCACAGATTAAAAGTTTAGTCAGACAAGGCATCATTACATTTTGTAGTACAAATCTGAACACATTTAATTCAACATTTATTCTTTCCGATCTAATTACTTACATTAAAGGATTAAATGCTTCAATAATTGCGGTTGATTTTGATTTGTATTTACAAAAGAGATTGATTCCTACATTTAACAAAAACTTAGATTATGTAATTAATTTTGGTAATCAATTGGAAAAAGGCTTTGGTGAAAAACAAGTAACAATAACTCCAACTTTCTCACAATATGATTCTAAAGTTAATTTTTATCCTGCCGTATACTTTGAAGAATCAGACACAAATCACGGAACACTACAAACATATTATTTTGAAAATGGTATAAAAAATATGTTGGTTAGTTCGACTGCTGATACCAATGCTGGTGTAGTCAATTATTCTTCTGGTACAATAACACTTAAAAACTTTGCGCCTACCGCATTGGCTAGTACAGATGGTATGCTGAGAATCAATGCTTTCCCTGCAAAAAGAATCGTTTCATCTACA